GCATCACAGCGGAAAGCATCAAGGCGAACAATAGAAAGCCAGCGCGCAGTAGCTTATTCATGGAACAAAATCCAAAACGCGCCACACATAGCAACCAACACGATAAAGCCCATATGCCCCTCCACCTCTACCCGTTAACATAAAAAGGGGCCGAAGCCCCCGAAATGAAAACGCCCTCGCCTTACAGCGCCTGGCGAATCAGTTTCAATGCTTTGATGCCGACGATCACGACCAGATAGGCCGCACCGACGACACCAGCAGCGGTACCGGCATCGGTCAGCGCGCCAGTGATGGCGGTAGTGTCCAACGCAGCAGCACTCGCAGCACCGCCAGCAACCAGCGCGCCAGCACCCACAGCAATTTTCGAGAATTTATTCATTTTCAGTTCCTTGGTTAGTTGAGATAGTTTTTGCTACAGCCTTGAAGGCCCAAGCAATCGCCCACACGCCACCGACGTACAGGCCGATCACTTGAGCGTCCGCGATACTCATACTGCCCAGTTCGTGCCAAGCAGTATCAGCACCGGTTTCCACAACGTAGGCACACGTTGCGGTGTCCGTCACAGTCGGATCGAGCGCCAGCAGTGACGAGCCGTCCGGCTGCACAACTGCTTTGGCACACACCGCCATGGTTAAGCCTTAGCAGCCGGAGCCGGTGCAGGAGCAGCGGCACGCGCAGCGGCAGCAACAGCCGGAACGATGGACGCCACTTGCGAACCCACCCGCTTATCCTGCGAAATCGAAACTTCGAACTCAACTTCATAGGTGCCGGGGCCGATGTCTTTGTAGCGCTCAGGCAGCACCAGCTCGCCTATCAGCGGCACGGTGACACCCGTTTCACGGTCCACCTTGTGGACGATGCACTGCGCCATGCGCATGTCGTAGTCATTGCCGGTTTTCTTGGAGCGGCCCGCCACTTGCTGTACGTGAAGAATTTGAATGGTGTTTTTCATGGTTCGATCTCCTAAATTTCGCCCGCTAGAGCGATTGATGAAATGTGACAATCCGAGAGAGTTTCAGACGTTGCCTGTTGACTCACACTGGGTTTACCAATACGATCCAGCTATCAACACAGGTGTATTAAATACAGGTGTATTAAATAATACGGCTGTATTAGTGTCAAGGAGAAATATATGAAAAGCGTGAAATATCTTGAGCAACTGCAAGCGAAGCTGGGCAAAGGGACGCAACAAGAGTTGGCAACTTTGCTAGGAATCACCCAAGGCGCGGTAGGCCACTATCTGCACGGCAGGCGCGTAATGGACGACGAAACTTGCCTAGCTGTGGCACTTGAATTGAACCTAAATCCGATGGAAATCATCGGAGCAGCATGCGTGGACCGCGCAGAAAAGAGCGGTCAGAAATCGTTATGGGAGGTTTTTATGACGAGGACGGCAGCAACGGCTGCTAGCGCCTTGGTGCTGGCTGGTGTCACTTTATTTTTGACACCAGAGGACGCAAACGCAGCAAGCATGCGGGCTCCAGCGGATGCGGTTTCGGGGAATATAAATTATGCGAAATTAACTCGCCGCTGTAAGACAGTGCTGGCATGGCTTAAAAGGATGCTTATGACGCGAACACTGCAACCTGCAACAAGCTAGCAAATCCAGAACTTCACGCTTTGAGACGCCTGCCAACAGCAGGCGTTTTTTTTGGGCGGCCACCATACGATAGTGCTTCCTCAACCGGGCTTGGCCAAAGACCCCCGACCGCAAATTCCGAATATGCCAATAGCTGTTTCGAATGTGACGCTTAAGCGCAACAACCTCAACATCGGACAACTCATCAAACGGGAAAAGCTCTAATTGCATGGCGGAAATAATACCGCATAGACATCATCCTCGCACTGAGACGTGTTAGCCTAGGATCACAGACACCATCACTGGAGACAAAAATGATCAAGCCAACCACCCACGTGAACATCATCGCTAAAAAAGACAACATAGAAATCATGAAAAAAGTAAGTGCTCATATGCTCGAGCTTTTCGGAGAGCTGGACCTAACAAATGTCGAAAGAACAAAAGGAAATAATGGCGAAGACATATTCATTGTGAAAGATAGCCACGACAGAGAAATACTTAGATTCACAGACACCAATTCTGATACAGCCACAATTACAATCACGAAAAAACGTTAGAACGGGCACCCTGATCCCAAGGCCGAAGGTTTTGGCGCGGTAGAAAGCCAGACCACACCAAGGCCGTTGTTACACCACGATTGAATGTTCTCAAGGCCATACGGCATGACGATGCTAAATGCAGCCTGCACAGCCCCCAGCATCGACGTGCAATTGAGCCGCACCGTGTTCACTTCCGGCAGAACGATGCCACGCGATCGGAAATAGCGCTTTTGATCGAGCGCCCTGGCATTCATCTCCTTTGAGCAATACTTGGCGATGTAGCTGGCCAGCTTATGCGCGCCATGCTGACCGAAGCCAAAACGGTGCGGGTCACGAACATTCACTTGCCCCATTTGCTCCCCACTCGGGCCGAGGCCCAACACACGCTGCCAGATCGACCGCAACAGCACGTAATTCTGGCGACCACGCACAGCCACATGAAAATGGAGCGCGCCGCGCTGCTGTTCCTCAATGACAGCGACATAGTGAAATTGCGCGACCTTAGCAAGACGGCGGCAAAACGCCTTCCAGTGCTTCAGTGCCGTATCTCGGTCGACCATGTTTTCCCGATACGTCAACGTCACCATGCGATCCGCGCCGATCATCTTGCAGCACAGCCGGACGTTCTTTTTCGCACGACGGCCAGCATCATCATCATTGGCCTCGCGGTTCTCAGACTCGCCACGCTTTGCACGTGGTTTGCGCCGCAATGCAGCGCCTATATAGTGCCGTTCCTTTGTAACCGTCACTTCGCACTGCCCATCTGGGAAAACGCGCTGACGGGCCGTATAGCTGTCTTGCCAGCCATGACCGTCATCGGTCCAGTAATCGGGCCGGTGTTCGACGTTATCAATACACAAAGGGGATAAAGCAATTGACTCAGCATCAAAACTATTATTCAATGACGACATCGGTTTTCCTGTTGTAGCAGGTTGATCGAGGCCCCGAGTGTTTCGACCACTACGGGGCTTTTTTTTTTGTCCTACGATTTGAAAATCATTCGTTCTTTACTGCGCCTACGACAGCCGTTCTACTGTGCGTGTTCTTAAGTGTCCCTAATACAAGTTTAGCGGCGCTTCGCGCCGCCCTCGCTAGCTGCGCAACGCTTCGGGCGGCACTTGCTGGCTAATCCTGAACGCCAACATAGGCCTACGCGCTCCCGCTTGTTTGCGATCCAATTTGCAAGCAAATTGAACCGCCATGATTTACGACCCAACAGACGGCTTATGTGGAGCCTCAGGAGGCGGAACAGCAAACACAGCAACCTGCGATGACTGGCGACCGCCCTTGCCCGCCGCGCCCTCTTCCTGCTGGTTCCCACGCCCTTCCAACACCCGAACAGATGACGCTGTACGCTCAGTGGCCACTCGATCCTTTTCAGGGTCAAAGTCTTGGAAGAAGCCGTTGCGCGCAAACTCGATGCACATGCTGGGCTTCACATCCATAGGCGTACCTTGCTGCGTCAGACACTTACAAGCGCCTCGAAACTCAATACACGCGGCCGGAACAGGAACACGAACGGGCTTAGTCAATTCGTCATATCGAGGAGCAGTCTGCGGAAGCCCCGCAACGCGCGGCGTATTCATATCGACGTAATGTCTTGCATCCTCGACGGGATCAAATTTGGCCGGCTTCGCAGTGCCAGCAAGAGGGGCCGCGACGGCGCCGGCAGCGGTGCCAGGAATGGCCTGACTCGCTTCAACATGCGCCAGTGGCTTGTGGCGATTCATGATCGTGTGGACGCCATAGGCGCACAGCCCGAGCACCAGCGGCAACGCCAGCAGCAGCTTGACCCGGCCCGGTATAGCACGCTTCATCGTGTGCTCTTCAGCGGACTTGTACAGCGCGTACACCGACTTATCGAACGCCCATTTCGTCTTTTCAGAATCAGTGCGCGACTTGTCGCAGTTGTCTTTCACCGAAGGCCAATGATGGACAGTGGATGCTTCCATGCCCCATATACGCACCAGATGCTTATGCGAACCCGCAAGACGCCGGATAGCAGGATCAACCAGCGACGGATGCTGTGTCATGAGAACCAGATCCACGCCGCGGTGCCGGTGTTCCTCAAGCTCGGTCACATGCAGCGGAGGAACAGCACCGAGCGTACGATTACGGAAGGTCTTTTGCGCCTCATCGATAACGATAATGGCCTTGGCCGGTGCGTCCATCCACTTTGTCGGATCGATCTCGGTCCACGGCAACGACAGGCCCTTGATGCCGCTGTAGAAGACAGGCCGGTTTTCCGCCTCTGCCATTTTCTTGACATGCGAAATGGTATAAAGCGTTTTCCCGTTACCCGGCAGGCCAGTAATCAGCTCAATCACAATCAGCCCTTCCGCACCAGTTTAGTGATGGCCGTACCGCCCGCCAGCTTAATTAAGAGCGCCGCCGAATACGCCGAGAAAATGACGCCGATGGCCTTGTCCAGCCACAGATACCCGAAGAACGACACCACATCGGCGGGCATCGAGCCGATATCACTTTTGATCTGATCCTGAAGCCAAGTAATCGTCAGATCAAATCCGCTAAACGTTACATACGACAGACCCAGCGCCAATAGCACACGGCCCACGACGGACCCCACGATGGTCAGCAGACCACCCAACAACGCCATAAGCAACGGCATACAACACCTCCTTTAATCGCGCAAGATCGCGCCAGATAACATGCGGAAGGAAATCAGCAAGGCAGCAGCCATAAGGGCGTATCGAAACACCAGCAAATATTCGCAAGCCTTGGAAAATGAAATCGTGATCGAGTGACCTTGAACGGAAAACTGCTTATCTGGAAAGCAGGACCCGCCTCCAAGCCAACCACTCGCGTCCAACGTTCCCGGCATATCAATGTGGCCGCCGTTTTCTTTGGAAGGCAGCAACGGACCCATAGGGTCATTGCCGTTGACAGCCGCCTCACCGACACCATGCAGGCCGCTGCCATTGAGCGCTCCATCATCCGTGAGCTGCTTGCAGCGGATCGCCTCAGCAACGCGAAGTGTCTCGCATTGAATCGCATCACCAGTACATACGACCGCTTCACAGGTCGCTGATGCGCTGGAATTCTGGCAGATCGTCAAATTGGGATTGGTGTCACACAGACCGTTACCGGTGCTGCCAGAACCACCGCTACCGCTCCCGCCAGTCCCGGTACCGCCACCGCCAGAAGTCCCGCCGCCACCAGTCCCTCCCGTACTACCACCACCGCTACCGCCAGAAGTGCCACCTGAACCATCGCCACCACCTGTAGACCCGCCACCCGTACTTCCACCGCTACCACCACCGCTACCAGACGGAACATACGGAGAAGATTGCGGAGTAGGCGCACCATCCGCACCGCCATCCTCACCAGTCTCCACAGTCGATTCAGTACAGTAAGCTTTGGCGACACCGGGCGAAACTTGAGCTTCGCCGGTATGCGGATAACACGAAATATCATCCTTGACCTTAACAATGCATCCTTTGGACGACCACGGTGAAGGGTCAGGAAACAGCTGCACCACATGCCCAGTGGCGACCTCGTAGTAACCACCCCAAACCTCAACATTGTCCGAAGAACTGCCCGCAGTACATGAGCCACTGGACGAGACAAAGATCGGAACGGTAGAACCGCTATATGGATTTAACTTAGAAAAAAGGGCACTAAAATAACTACTACCGCCACCCGCTACTGCCTTGAGCGCGCCGTCAACACCAGAGCAACTAGCCTCACCATAAATCGACACGGGAAACGCTTTCGCTAACGATCCAGCGCAATCACCCGGATCAAAATCCCCACCCTCACGCCCACCCGGACCACCCCATAAAAAAGACCGAGCCGCTTGCGCATCCTGCATCACAGCGGAAAGCATCAAGGCGAACAATAGAAAGCCAGCGCGCAGTAGCTTATTCATGGAACAAAATCCAAAACGCGCCACACATAGCAACCAACACGATAAAGCCCATATGCCCCTCCACCT